AACAATGGAAAAATCACCAGGTCACCCAAGAAATATAAGAATCAAAGCATTGCATCCGAAAAAATTTGGGAATTAAACTATCATTTTTACAGAGGTAGTAAAGAAAAAACATAAAAAATATTAAAAAAAGTAAAATATTTTTTGGTATTTAAAATATTCTTTATATATTTGATGTATAACACTAAATAACACAAAAATGAATAAAAAATTAAACTTAATTGAAAAAATCCTTCAAGCAGATTACTACAACGGTAATATACAAGGTTGTTTACAAAATCAAAAATTTATTTTATGGACTGAAGGAAAAAAGCATAGTGACTTAGTTCCTAATAGTGAATTGATGAGTAAGGTTAACAATTGCCCAGCATTTATTTTTGTTAAAGATGATGGTGCTGTTATCTTAAATATTAAACTAGGGTTAGATGAATCTAACTTTTTAGCTGATATGTTAAACAATAAAAAAGATGTTGATGGTAATAAGTTATACAGATTAGATTGGTCAGATGACAGAGATTTTAGAAGTCAGAAACAAATAATATATGACAGACTTGTTTGGGAATTAGAATCATCAGCTTTGCATTTAAGGGTTAGTAAATTTGATTTTCAATTAACTTCAGATTCTCAGTTAGAAGAAGCATCATTAATTATTAACAAGGCAATAAAATTAGTTAAACAGGCACAACAAGAATTAAAATAATAATCCATAACATTTATGAAATTAAGGGTGGTTTTTTAACCACCTTTTTTTTTGTTTAAATTTGCAGTATGAAATCGGACAAATCAGACAGTATAAAAAAGAAACTAATATCTGCCTTAGAAAGCAATTTAGGTATCGTTACAGCGGCTTGTAAACAAGTTGGGATAGCTAGGTCCACTTACTATGAATGGTGTAACACAGACAGCGAATTTAAAAAAGCTGTTGATGATGTAAGTGACCAGACATTAGATTTTGTTGAATCCAAACTACATGAAAAAATAAAAGATGGGGACACTACTAGTATTATATTTTATTGCAAAACTAAAGGCAAGAAAAGAGGTTATGTTGAAAGGCAAGAAATAAAACATGATGCAGATATTAAAAGCAAACTAATTGAATGGAAACCAGCCAAAGACAAAGAATAGAACAATATTGCAATAAACAGTTTTACGAGGCTTTACAATCCAATAAAAGATTAAAGATATTTCAAGGCGGTTCTAGGTCTGGTAAAACATATTCACTAATGCAATATGTATTGTATTTAATTACAACAAGTGAAGAGCCATTGGTTATAAGCATTATAAGAAAAACCCTACCAGCATTGAAAAGGTCAGTTCTAAGGGACTTTTTAAAGATTTCTAAGGACATAGGTATATATTGGGAGGGGGTGTTTAATAAGGCAGAAAATACATTTGAATACAATGGTCATAGAATTTTGATGTTTTCAGCGGATGACCAGCAAAAAATCCGAGGTGTGTCACATGATATTGCCTGGTTAAATGAGGGCAATGAATTATTGTTAGATGAGTTTAGACAAATAGCAATGAGATGTAAGCAAACATTATTGATTGACTTTAATCCATCTGACCCTATACATTGGATTTATGATTTAGCAGAAAGAGATGATGCTGATTTGTTTATGTCAACATATAGAGATAATAAATTTCTGCCTAAAGAATTGATACAAGAAATAGAAAGGTTAAAAGCTAAAGACCCAGATTATTGGAGGGTTTATGGTGAGGGTCAAAGAGCTGTATTTAGTGAAAGACAAATATTTAAAGATTGGCAATATATTCCTTATTCAGAATTTCCTGAATTAGATGACTGGGGTATTGGTATTGACTTTGGATTTTCTCAGGACAGTTGTGCTATATTAATGGCAGCAAAACAAAATGATAAAATATATGTGCATGAATTGTGTTATAAAAAAGGAATGACAAATAGAGATATTGCTGAATTTCTAAAATCAAATAATTACAATCAATACTTATGTTATTATGATGCGGCAGAACCAAAGAGTGGTGAAGAGTTAAGACAAATGGATATATGGGCAAAGCCAGCTATTAAAGGTCAAGGGTCAATCAATGCTGGTATATCATTGTTAAAAGAGTTTGATATAATAGTATCTAGTGAATCTAAAAACATGCAGAAAGAGCAACAAGGATATTTATATGAGCAGTTAAAAGATGGCACAATTATTAATAAACCTGTTGATAAACTAAATCATCTTATGGATGCCCTGAGATACCTAATCTATTCAAAATATAAAAACAGGAATGACTTTTTTGTCATATAAAAAAGAAATTTATTATTTTGTATTTTTACATAAAATTTTATTAAATGGCATCATTCTTTGATAGATTCAGAAATCTTATTGTAAAAAATACCCAACAAACAGCCAAAGAATATAACCAAGCTATATATAATTTCTTAGGTCAATCAGTAGTTTGGAATCCTGAGAATGATGATAATTATATTAATGAGGGTTATAGAAAAAATGCGACTGTTTATTCAATCATAAATCTTATAGCTAAATCAGCATCAACAGTACCACTTTGTGTATATCAAAAGGTAAATGACAATCAACTAAAAAGATATAAAGCAATGACATCAGGCATGATGGATTCGACAATCATACATAAAGCAAACATGATTAAGAAACATGCATTAGTTGAGTTAGAGGATACTGATTTACATAAACTATTAGACAGACCAAATCCATCACAATCTTATGCATCCTGGATTACTGAGTTAGTTGCATTTGGTAAACTAACAGGCAACAGATACATTTATGGTATATCACCAGACACAGGTGATAATGCTGGAAAGTTTAAGGAATTATATGTAATGCCATCACAAATTATGGAAGTTGTAAGTGGCGGTATATTAGAACCTGTTGTTGGTTATAGAGTTGAATATAGTTCTGGTCAAAGAGATATACCAGCTGATTTAATATGCCACATTAAAGATTTTCAGCCATATTATGATGGTTCTGGTTCGCACCTTTATGGTCAATCACCATTGAAAGCTGGATTTAGAGCAATGACTACAAACAATGAAGCAGCACAAACTGGAGTTTCTTATTTACAAAATCAAATGGCTAGAGGTGTTTTAATGAGTGAAGAGGGTGATTTAAATGAGGTTCAGGCACAACAATTAAAAGATAAGTTTAGACAATCATATCAATCTAGTAATAATGCTGGGGATGTTATTATAACACCAAAGAAATTATCATGGGTGAATTTTGGTTTAGCTGCAAGTGATTTATCATTGATTGAACAATACAATGCATCAATTAAAGATTTATGTAATATCTACAATGTGCCTGTTCAATTATTAAACAATACTGAATCATCAACATATAACAACCAAAAGAGTGCTAAGGCAGCATTATATCAACATGCAGTAATGCCTGAATTATTAAAGATTAGAGATGAATTAAATAGATGGTTAGCACCTAAATATGGCGAAAATATTTATCTTGATTTTGATTTTTCTGTTATTCCTGAATTACAAGAAGATATGGAAAAAGTTGTAACTCAAATGACAGCTGCATGGTGGTTAACACCAAATGAAAAAAGAGCAGCAATGAGTTATGCTGAAGAAGAAAATGATGCATTAAATGATTTCTATATTCCAGTAAACTTAATGCCTGTTGGTGATAGTGATGTTGAGTTACCAGAACCACAACCACCAGCACCAGAGGATGATGAGGATATTGAAAAAATGCAAGTCAAGTATCAAGTTGTTGGAATGCCTGACCATTATACTACTATTGAAGAAGCTGAAGAAAGAGCAAATGAAATGGGTGGTTCAGGTTATCATGAGCATAATGTAGATGGTCAAACTTATTACATGCCTTTTGATTCACATGAAGAATATATGGATGCAAAAAAAAATTATCATGAGGATGATGAAGAGCAAAAACAAGTAAGTGCTAGAGTTGAAAAAGCATTAAAAAAAAAAGTAGCTGACCACAATGCAAGTGTAAGTGCTGCAAGTAAAAAAACATCATTAGGCACTTTAAAAAAAGTATTTAAAAGAGGTGTTGGTGCATACAACACAAATCCAAGTTCTGTTAGACCAAATGTAACGAGTGCTGATATGTGGGCAATGGCGAGGGTCAACAGCTTTATTTATGCATTAAAGAATGGTAAGTTTAGGTCAGGAAAACATGATACCGATTTATTACCAAGTGGTCATCCAATGAGTTCTAAAAAAGAGCAGAAAGCTGAGGGCTATTCTGACTATCCACAATCAGCATCTAACAATGCAAAAAGAATGATTGAGTGGAAAGAAAAACATGGTGATGAAGTTAAAGGAGGCACAATGGTCGGATGGCGAAGAGCAGCCATGTTAGCATCTAGAGCCAAACTATCTAGAGATGTTGTTTCTAGGATGGCACAATTTAACAGACACAGAAAGAATGCAACAGTTGACCCTAAATATAAAGACACACCCTGGAAAGATAATGGATATGTGGCTTGGAATTTATGGGGTGGTACAAGTGGTGTTAACTGGGCAATAAAGAAAATGGAAAGCATTAGGAATAATGAGTAAACAATGGAAAAAGGATTACGAAAAGCAACTATCATTAGCTGAGAAATCAATAACACCAACAGTTACTAGATTTTATCAATCTAATTATTATAAAGGAGTTGATAATTTTATTAATAATGGTTCTACTGACTACCCATCTTTATTTACATATAGTGATATTGAAAAACTATACATTGAGATTTATGAAAAAGTTGCAATGAGATTTGCAAAATGGTATGCTAGATATTTTGATAAATATGAGCAGAAAGGTACTGACCCAAATAAATTTATTACTGTATGGCTTATAGCATTTAATCAATTTGCAAAAAGGAATGCAGCTACTAATGTTGTATTAGTGAGTGGCACAGCAAAAAAGACATTAGTTAAATTAACACAAAGATTAATGAGTGACCCAGATTTTGCAACATTAGGTGCTGATGAAAGGGCTAGGATATTAAGAAAACAATTCAATAGATATTCAAGATACCAAGCATTAAGATTAGTTAGAACTGAATCTGCAAGGGCTGGTAATTATGGAATTGAACAAAGTGCAATGAAAGTATATGCTGGCAGACAAATGAAAAAAAGGTGGATGACATCAATGGATGGCAGAGAAAGAGAGGCACATGGTAGGGCTAATGGTCAGGAAGTTGATTTTGATAAACCATTTTCAGTAGGTGGTGAATATATACAAAGACCTGGTGAGGGTAGTGCTGCAAATGTAGTTAATTGTAGATGTTCAATGTTTCCTTTTCCAGTACCAGAACCACCAAATCCTTTTGCTAATGTCGGTGCATTATCGACTGCATTGATTGCTGGTGATTCTCTAACAACTGACTAAATAAAAATTTAGTAATTTTACAAAAAATTTACTTATGGATTTTATCTACAAAACATCACCACTTGGTGAACTATCTGACTATGATGAAAAAAACTCAATCGTAAAAGGTTATGGGTCTTATTTTGATAATAAAGATGCAGACAATGATGTGATTGCAAAAGGTGCATATCAAAAGACAATTAAAGAAAATGGTGAAAGAGTTAAATACTTATATCAGCATAATATGATGCAACCTATTGGAAAAATGAAAGAGTTATATGAGGATGACAAAGGATTAGTTTTTGTCGCTGAAGTGCCAAAGACATCATTAGGCAAAGATGTTATTGAGTTAATGAAAGCTGGTGTGATTACTGAAAACTCTGTTGGTATTTTACCAATTCAAAAAGAGGACAAAGGTGATTACAGAGAACTCAAAGAGGTTAAACTGTTTGAGATTTCAGCTGTAACTTTAGCTGCAAATGACATGGCTAAAATTATGGATGTGAAAGGCACACAATTAATTGATGATGTTTATGCTAGATATGACAACCTATGTAAATTAATTCGTAAAGGCAACATCTCAGATGAGATGGGTTATGCCATTGAAAGTGAAATATACAAACTAAAATCTTTGTTTGTAGATGCTACTCAGCCAGTTATTGAAACTACTGAGCCAGTTGAACAAAAATCTGAGTTTGATGTTTATAAATATTTGTTGAATAATTTAAAATAATTTCCAAAAAAATGGATGAAAATGTTAAAAATCAGCTTGACCAATTAGGAAACATCATTGATGAAAAAATTGAGAAAGCTACTGGACAGGCACTAGAAAGTGCTAATGGTAAGGCAGATTCAGCTCTTAAAGGAGAGATTGATAACCTTACTAAAAAATTTAACGAAAGATTTGATGCATTCGAAGTTGAAAACAAAAAAATGTTTGAGAAAAAGAATGAATCTAAAAATTTCAAAACTAACTTGGTAAAAGCATTAAATGAGGGTGCTATTGACAATTTAGTAAAGGGTAATACAAATGCGGCTGCATTTGAAATCAAAGCAGATATGACAATGAATGCTGATTATTCAGGTGAAGTTGTACCAGCTGATAGAGTACCAGGATTTAAATTCGACCCTAACAGACCACAGAACATGAGACAAATCATTCCTAATGGTTCGACTGGTTCAGATGTTGTTAGATTCGTAAAAGAATCAGGATTCTCTAATGGTGCTGCTGCTGCTGCTGAGGGTGCAACTCTTGGACAAACAGATTTCGATATGACTGCAACATCTGTAAATGTTGAGAAAATCGGTACATACCTTAGAATTTCTGAGGAAATGTTGGCTGATACTGCTCAACTTACAAGCTATATTTCAAATAGAGTACCAGCTAAATTATTAGAAGTTGAGGATGACCAAATCTTAGGAGGTAATGGTTCATCACCAAATCTAAATGGTTTATACAATTCAGGCACTAACTTTGATACATCATCATCAGGTGCATTTTATCAATCAGTTGATAGTGCAAATGAGTTTGATGTTCTTGTTGCTGCAATCAACCAGTTAGCATTGTCTAACTACAAACCAAACTACATTCTTTTAAATCCAACTGACTTTCATAAAATCCTATTATTAAAGGATAGCCAGTCAAGATATTTAAAAGACCAAGTATATGCTGGTTTACAGCCATCATTTATGGGTGTGCCTGTAATTATCAATAATGAAGTTAATGCTGGGACATTCTTAGTTGGTGACTTTAATTCTTGTCAATTATGGATTAGAGAAAATCTTTCTGTATCATTCCATAGAGAAGATGGAACGAACATTAGAGATGGTTTCGTTACTGTTAGATGTCAAGAAAGAGTAGCACTTGCTACTTACTTACCATTAGGTATTATTGATGGTACATTTAGCACAGCTATTACAGCACTAGAAACTCCATAGTAATAGGGTTTTTATTGTTTTTTAATAATTAAGGGGAATTAATTTTCCCCTTTTTTTATTTTTTTTTACAGAGGTAGAACAAAAAAAATGTAAAATAATTTAAAATATATTTTGTTTTTTAAAAAATACTTTATATGTTTGTACTGTAATTGATTAATAATTACAACGTTCATTAAAATACTGAAAACAAAAAACTAAGGAAAATTGCTACTCATTGAAAAAAATGAGAGTTAAAAAACAAAGGTGTGAAACAGGCTGAAAGAGTGCCTGAAAGTTTGAAGAGTGGTTTTAAGATGGTCTGGAATTAACGAGCCAGTTGCTCAAAGAGTAATAGTCAAAAGTACGATAGCTTAAATAAAACAATAAGACAACTTACATCAGCAAAGGATATGTAATAAAAAACATTTAAAGAGCATAACACAATAAGCTGTTTGTTAGCGGCAAGGAAAAGTGACTAACTAACAATAGTCGTAAACTGAAGTACAAAGTTTAAATTCCTAAGATGCCACCTCACTTAGTTTTTTTTAAAATATTTAAAATAAAGAATGTTGTTAGCGAGGGCGGCATTCCTAACAGGCGTAAATGGGGACATTTACATATCCACCTGAATAAAAAACCTTATAAGTGGTCTAGGGGTCTAGATTAAATGAGTAATCAACTCTACATTTGTAAGGTTTTTTTATATCTGTAAACTAAAAAAATATTAAGTTTTTTAAAATATATTTTGTTATTTAAAATATTGTTTATATATTAGCATAACTAAATAACATTATTATGAATAAAGTAAAAAATTTATCTGAAATCTTAACAAGAGATTACATTATGGTTTATCAAGGTGAATCAATTGAAGAAACAAATCCAAAAAAAGTTAACATTACAAAACTTGAAGCAAAAATGCTATATAGAATTTTCGGGAGTGAAGGTAGTGGTGTTGCTTTTGGATATTCAGAATTTGATAGATATGATGGAACTTTAACAAATCAAGACAAAGGAGTGTTGTCTAGTTTGTTTAAAAAGGGTTTAATCTTTGAGGGTGAAGTTAGTCATGGTATGGGCTATCACCCACAAACAGGCGAATGGTCATCAGAAATTATTATTCCTACTTGGACAAGCTGTAATAGTGAATTTGATTTTATCAGATTTCCAGAACAAAATTTCTAACATTAATAGGGGGTGTAAAAACCCCCTTTTTAAATTAAAATTATGAAAAACAGGATTAAAAAACTTTTAACTGATGCACTCATCCTCATGTTTATTTGGGGGTGTGCATTAATACTAATGATTGACTTTTAAATTATGATTAAAACAAAAACACACTTAGCATTTATAGAGTATGATGATTATGATATTGTAGTCAA